TAGGTGGTGGCCACGGACTAGATCCTTTATGCAGCCGGGAATGGGGTAACGGCTACCCATTCAACATCAGCAGCCCATTCAGTGAGATCCTTCTCAGACAGGGCCTTGACATTGATAGGACGGTTTTCACCAGGTTTCATGATTGTCTCACGACCGCCATCCATCCGAACGTCCTCGACGACCAGCCATTTATCACCAACAGCGAAAACAATGTCCACATCAACCCCACGCAGACCATCAAGGGTTTCAAGCTCCTTGGTGGTGGCAGCATCAGACTGCAGCATGGTGAAGTTGGCTTCAACATCGTAGCCAATGATTTCATCACGGTTGTTCTCATCTTTTATGGAGATGGGAGCTTCCTTAAAAACGCTCTGGGTTTGATCGATATAACCCACAGCATCTGTTGCACCATCAACGGACCAGGCAGCTGAGCTGGCCTTCATAAAGACATCAGCACCCTTCCGGACGATGGCAGGTTTGTTCTTTCCTTGAAAAGCCATTTTAGACCTCCTTCAATTCTGCGATTTGTATTGATATTTCAGCCACATGGCACAACACATGTCCAAAGGCTCTCGGTTCCACCACCAGGATCTGAGGGGCACCAATATTGTAGTCCGCTGCCTGGAGGGTTGTATCAGTGGCCAAGGCATCTGAGACAGCCTCAACCAATATTTGAAATGTTTTTTCACTGGCATTGGCATCGTCAATTCCGCGAAACCCTGTCAGCATGTATTCATGAATGGCCTCAATGAGAACTCCATCTTTGTCATCTGAATCTTCAAATTTCTGGGGAGTGGATCTGCGGGTAATCTGCCAGCCATTCACCACATCATCTGTCACAAAGAATGATATAAATTGTTGTTCATTGCGAGCCAGACGGAGATAGTCGTGGACCTTTCCTGTCCCAGCTACTCCAGAGACGATTGGTTTGAGAAGTGCTAGAATTGCTGAATAGCTCATAGCCCTAGCTCCTTCCTGGAGTCATCCACAGCTTTTTGGAAGAGTGACATAATGCGACTCCGGGATGCTTCTAATCCATCACGAAACATAAAGGCACCATCAGATCCAGGATGTGTCACGCTCTCAACCTTGACCCAATTACCATTGATTTGGAACTGGAGGAAAGGTGCATTCTTGGCACGGATCTCATGCTCATCTGTCCCATACTCAACGGGGGCACCGTAGATAACCGGAGTTCCTACTGTGACCTTCAATCCTTTGGCTGCCTGGAGAGGCGTGGTCTGAAGCACAATGGATCCACGCAGGTTGCGCGTCTTGACAGGTGTACCTTCTTTTACATTTTTTTCAACGATGAAGCCTGAGGATCCCAGGGCAATCACCACATGAGCATGCAAAACCCCCGGAGCATTTTCGAAGGTCTCCAGAAGTTCATCAAGCCCTTTGACTTGGATGGCGCTGTCTATGGCAGTAGCCATCAATGGAACATTCTCCCACGGCCATCTGAATTCTTACTCTCAAAATCTTTTGCTATGGAGAAACTGGCCTCGTGGCCACCACTGGTGTCAAAGTGATCTTCCCAGACTTTTATGTATTCCCCAGAGAGCTTGATATAATTTGGTAGTTTTCCACCAACCTGGATAACCCCACCACCATAAGTCGGATCCGTATCCTGGCCATAGGCCGCAGCCAATTGAGTACAACAGACCGCAGCGGCTCGTGAGCATATCGCTTCGAAGTGCCGGTCGGGAATATCATTGGCTTCTGCAGTTAAGGTCCAGGGAATGGTGTAAGAAATTTTAATTGATTCAGCAGCACCAGGTGTGTAATTCAATAACCGGAGATCTCCTGGTATCACCATGGCATATTCATCTGCATCCAGGTATTCTGGATTACGTTCACCTGCAGGGTACTCAACAGATCTCACCACGGACTGTTCTTCAACCCAACTGGCCAGAGTCCACTCATAGGTGGATCCGTCACCAGCTTCAGAAGCGCTGGTCACCTTGGGATGATTCGAATTCAAATCTTCCAGGGCTGCATCCAGTGCTGCTGTGTAGTCCGCTGTTTCCAATTTGGAAGCCTTGTCCTGGACAAGACTGGTAATTCGTGCTGTGTAATCTGCTAATACTTTTGCCATAATTCTCTCTGGTTAATTAGGGGAGCATTGAGTCTGACAGCGACCAATGCTCCCCCTTGCCTTTTAGGATTCTTCACTGCCCCTAGGCTACAACAGCGCCATAGAAACCACGATAATCCATCACACCGCCACCATAGACATGGCGGATCTTGTACTTGATGATATCGTTGAGGAATAGCGCGGATCCAGAGCCGTTATCATCAGCGATGAATAACTCAGGATCTTCCTTGCCGTCCAGGAAGCCGATCTCAATAGTTGGGATGTCCATTGGATCTGCAACCAGCTGCCAGTTGTTGGCATCGGTATAGAGCTTATTCACGATGGGCTCAATACCCTGGCTCTGGAGATAGGTGGCAACATCGTTGCTCATGCCGTATCCAGGATGGCACAATTCCCAGGCTGTCTTTCCTAGAGCTCTGGGCACAATGAGGAACTTGGGTGTGATACCAAGGACTTCATCAGCATCCATGTCTTGATGAGCGGACATGGCCAGTGCGGCAGCTTCCAGGGTTGTACTGCTGAGTGCAGCAGATCCCAGGTTGCTATGATCAGCATGGAAGAGCGCTTTGGAATCATAGATGGCACCATTGCCACTTAAGAAACCAAATACGAAATTGAACAGCGTCCGATCAGCTGAGCGACCAAGAGCGATAGGGATGCGTTTGATCGCACCAACATCATCATTCTTGATCATCTCCAGCGTGACTGATTCTGTACCACCACGCTTGGTTGCGGCATAGGTGGCTTCTTCATCAGTGGGGCTGGTCAAAGCACCATAAGCGCCAGACTCTGCCACTGCCGGTAAGTCACCATAACCACCCAGACGGGTCCGGCGATTGGTACGGAAATCAGAAGTCGGAACGATGCTGACAATCTTACGCCATGCTGACAAATCAGACTTTTTGTAAGTGGCCAACATGGAGCGGGTAATGGAATCACCCAGGATTTCACCAAAGGAAGAGCTGGTGAGCGCTTCAGAGATTCTGAAACCACCCTGAAGTTTCTTGGCCTCTGAAACACGACCAGAAATCCGGTTATCACCGGTGATCAGGCGATATGCTTCAGCGATGGATACAAAGCGAGGAACATCATCGACATTCGCACCAGCAAATAAGCCATCCAGACCAGCCATGATTTTTTCAGATTCAACCAATCCTGTGGTTAATCCCTGGCCACCAAGACCGGAAACGCCGCCACCACCCAGAGCGCCATAGGCATCTCTGTGAGTTTTGATCACCTTCTCGACCTCATCAGCTTCAGCGATACGACCCTCAAACTGACCACGAATAAGAGTTTGTACTTCCGTGGGAAGCTTGGACTCTACCAGGCGACCAGCGAGATACATCTGGGTATTCGCTTTCTGTAGGGTTGCTAGACCTTCGCGCAACTCAACCATTCCGGCTTCATCGCCTACAGCTACGACGGTCTTGGTTGATGTTTTATCATCAACAGGTTTCTGGGGCTTTACAGCCTCGGTCAGCAATTCTTCAACCTGTGCTTCGGTGACGTTTTTAGGGTCGATCTTGGCATACAGGTCAGGACGCTGGGCCTCCAGTAGTTTGAGCAATTTCTCTAACATGAGAATGTCCTCCTTGTTTTGGTTTTCTGCTTCGGCGAGTCCGAGGATTTGTCCACCGGCTGAGCCATCGACAACAGCATCAACAGATTCAACCCTGGTGATCTGATCCACAACTCGCTGGAGACCTTCCGCCGTGCGTTCTACACGACCGGTCCCGAAGGCTACGATTGAAAAGTCAACTATATCTTGCTTGCCTGATGTCCAGGCATCATTCATCAGAGTGGATAACCAGTTGGCAGATTCACCGATAACCAGCTCTGCAGTCAAGCCACGATGTTCATCTGACCATTCCACAGCTTCAAACCAACCCACAATATTTCGAACACTTTTGCCAACACCGGTGAGATGCTCTTCATCAGCCCGGGCCAGACAGCGTGCACCTTCAAAAAGAGCCATGGAAGACTCAAGCACATCGCGGCTGTACACATTCCCATTGGCCGATTTGCCCTCAACAATGATGATGGTTTTCCAGCGCCGACCATCCTTGTTCTCGCCAACAGCTTCAAGCAGCTTGACCACTGGCGCGTCCAAGGCTTCAGCAATGTATTGGACAGTGACAGTCTCAGGATCGCTGACAGAGACTTCCCCATTAATGAGCGTGTAGGTGTGCTTGATGAATTCGCCATCGATTTCCATGATCACATAGTCAGCGAAGACGTCCTTCACCCACCAATCGTTCTCATAGTAATCACCATGATAAACAGCCAGTGCGGCAATCAACTTTTCGCGGATCTGGTTGAACGATAAATCCACACCTTCGGCAATACGGATAAGACGGGAACCTATTTGGATGAGCTTAAACATGGGTCACCTCCTATCCTTCCTGGGCTTTTTGAATTTTGGCCACGCGGGCATCTTCAGCCTTGGCATCCTTGACCCGCTGGGCTCGTTTGTCCTGCATCATTTTGGAGTGGGCAGCGGCAGACACAGCGCTCTCTTTGCGAGCATCTGCCTGAGACTTGGCCACATCACCATAGTCTTCGGGGAAGCGCAGCTTCTTGCCATCCACAGTCACAAAAGCATACTTCCCCTTACCCAGATCACTCTGTGAGAAAATATCTTTCTTGCTTAGGTGGAGACTTTTAGCTGCGGTTTCAATGGATTTACCGGCATCCTCAAAAGCCTTGGCAGCTTTCTTCTCTACAGCGGCCTGCTTATCAGTTTCAGCCTTTTCAGCAGCGGCTTTCTTTTCTGCGGCGGCTTTCTCTGCAGCGGCTTTCTTTTCTGCGGCGGCTTTCTCTGCAGCGGCTGTTTCAGCTGCTATTTCTTCAGGGGTGCGAGTTTCTTCAGTCATGGTACGATCCTCCTAATTGGGCACGGATGCAGCCATATCACATCCACAATTCACAACTTCACCTGGAGGCAGAGCTGGGTCGTGGGGTGCATGGACATGATGCCCGTTGACGTTGAATAGTTCATTGAATCCGATCGTCACACCATTCAAGAGCAAATGACCCGGACGATATTCGGTTTTGCCTGAATGCATCCAGGTCTTCTGTAAGCTTGGGATGATCTCACCCCATTGATCGATACGTTGTTTGGTCGCCAGATTCTGGACCTTTTTGATCTCAGTGACTGTGATCGTCCTGGCTCGGGCATTTATCGTAGCAAATTTTGATTGATCTTCCAGGTTCCGGCCAATGGCAGTCATGACTTCCTGGGGAGTTTTGGTTCCAGTCACAGCCAGTTGGATCTCAGTTGTGATGAGTCGCTTGGCATCACTAGTTATTTTGTCGATATGATCAGCATTGAACTGGGCAGCAACAGTCAGGATCTGTTCGCCGATTGCAGGCAGGGACGTGAAGACACCAGCCTCAGTCAGTGGGTCATCAGCAAAGCGGATCCCCACATCATACATGTGCTTTTGTCCCTGGGATAAAACCACACCATAGTCTTCGGCAAATTCTTTGATCATCCCATCCAACTGGATCTTGAACCTGGGATAGTAACTGGCATTAAATGTTTCAGATCCACTGGCAGCATTGATCTGAGAGACAACCCGATCATTCAACGTGGACATGAGCTGAGTGGTTTGACGCAAGGACTCATCCCGGCGATCAATGGCAATCTGCTGCAGTTGTGTTATGATGGATGCCGTGGTCATTCAGCAGCCCTCGGAGCTGGTGGAATATTCTTAGCGCCATAATCGGGATCTGAACCGTCACCCATATCTTCCGGAGAAAGTTCATATCCCAGATATTGGACAACCTGGGCATAAATCTTCGATGCAGCTTCTGCCTTGACCTGGCCATTCATCACTGCGATGGCCAGGGAACCGGAGAGGCTGGAGAGGGAGCTGGTAATCTTGACCAGATCCTTGCGATCCATCTCGGGGGCGTTCACCTTGAAACCCAATTCCGAGTTCCATGGAACCACTCCGGCTTCAACGCCACGGTCGATTGAGTATCGCACCATGTACCGTATCATTCCCTTAAAGAAGTTCTGACGGGTCTCCATGGATTTCAAGGTGGGTCCACCCATTTCAATGGCAGTGGCACGGTTGGCGTCACCGCCAAAAGCAAACCAATGTTCTGGATATCCAGCACCACCGAGGATCTGGTTCTTCACCATACGAGCGGTCTGGTTTTGTTCTGTAGTTTTTATATCTGGAGTCTTAATGGACCAGGTTTCATCTTCACCGTGAGCAAGAATCCCACCGACCCCGGGTTGTTTGCGGTTTTTCATCCAGGCTTGTGCTGCAGCTTCATCCTTACCGTTAAGCGTGACATCCCAAAACCAGGCTTTCCCATACGAGACACGTTCAAGTTCTGAGAACATCATCTGGTCATAGGCATCCAGCCAGTCAGCCAGGGGCAGCAGATCCGAGAGTCCCCGAGTGGCAGTCCGCACATTATTGATGGTCCACATAAAGGTTTCACCCTCATAGGAATCGTCAGTGCGGTCCATACCAGGACGGATGACTTGATACGTTTTTGCTTTCTCCCCGGGGGCTGCTCTCAGTTGGACACCAGTTCTATCCAGAATGTTACCTTCATGAGTGAGGATCTTACCGATCCAGTCCGGGTCAATGATTCCCAGGTTCACCTCACCAGTGATAGCATTGGTGAAAGCCGGATAGAACTGCTCACCATAGAGGCTGAGCTCAATGCACATTGCACGGTAATTCTTTTCCAGATTAGCTTCGACAAACGGATCAACGATATATTCCTGGACATAAGGATCGTCAGCGACAATCTCAAATCCAGATCCAACAACATAGTCAGCCTTGATATCCACCAATCGTTTTGCGAGTGGGTTCTGGCGATACAGCAGAAGAGCCAGGCGAATCATTCTATCCTGGGTCATCGAGTTCATGTCTTTATCTGCACGATTTGTCAGACGACGATAACCCGGTTCATCCAGGGAGAATGCTTCATTGGAAGCTTCAGCAATTCGGCGATTTACAGCGTTGTTGAAGAAGCGGTCAATAAACCAGTTAGATACAGGGTAGCTTTTGCTCATATTTCGCTCACAATGTCGTTCGAATCGGTTCGAATTTGTTTTTGTGGTATATGGAGTCGCCTAAGCATCTTCAATCCCGCTAAAGCGCAAGTGACGGCTTACTCGATTTCTTTGGAATCCATAGTCAGGTGTACCAAAATCACTGGTTAATGAGAATGACCCACCATCCCTGAAACTGGTGATATTATTTTCAAGAGCATCTGGGCCATCGTCATTCATCCCTGTGGATCCAAAACCCAGCAGCTGCTCTTCCAAGACCATAGTATCCCCCTCACTTAAATCGTGAATGATATATCCGTTCTCATAGGGAGATGATAAACCCTGAATGCGAATGACCTTGTTGTCGGTCTGGTTATACAGCCTGATCGGCAACATGTATCCGAAGTCTTTAGACATGGCTTCAATGACAGGTCTTAACAACCTGGCGAATCCATTGCCCTCTACCATGAGTTCTGTCAGGTATGGGCTGAATCGTTTATGGACAGCGTACATCTGTCTAACCATGGCGGAAATAGTATCTTTTCTGATCCAAACGGATTCGTTATAGAAGTGCAGTGGATCATCCGGCAGGCGTGAAGTAACAATGATTGCCTTCGTATCACCCGTGTCAGTGACAGAGGGATCCACGGTGCACTTGATCTCCCGAGGTAAACCATGCAGCCCATCAAACGATCTCCGGACAAACCAACCTTCCTGGAAAGTGTCTTTGTCATCTGGAGGGTCCTGCATCATCTCAGACAACCAGGCCAGAGTACCCATACCGGCTTGCTTCTTTTTCATTCTGGCAACTGACCAGCCTTCAGGCCATATCCGTTGACCCTTTTTATCCAGGATAGCAAAGCGGCCAACCTGCACAGGCACACGGATCTTCTCGCCAGCCTTCAACCGCTCTTCGATCTCAGTGATATACATATTGAGAGCTGATTTCTTGTGGATGATATTACCAGTCCAGACAACCTTGCCTATGCCGGTCTCATTGATACCACCATACACTTCAGCCTTAACCCACTCAACCTTCTCGCGGTTGGCGGTAAAATTTTTGATGTTCTTGCGTTTCTCAAACTCATCGATCCACACCCAGTC